GTTCACTATCCGTTAGGTGATAGCTCGTTGTCCTCGGCGAAATTGAGGACTAGTCTAACATGAGTTCTATTCAATTGACAATAAATCAATTTGAGTCGCTCCATGGCAGACGGCAACCAAGTCCCACGGTATACTCAGAATTATCATCAAAAATGAGTGACCGTGGCAAGGCCGATAAGCTCCGCAAAATGGCCTTGGCAACACCTCTCAAACGTGTTGCGAACTTCTTCGACCACGTCGTCGGTTCCGATGCTCGACATAAGCAGCGCTGGGTGGATTCACATGGTGCACATATTATTGAGCGGGCTTCTGTAGCCGCTCCTCTCCATCGCACCAGTCTACTTAATCGTTTGAGACGAAAACCCCGTGACGAGTATTTGAACGGGCTAGAAGATGACCGTCCAGAGTCATTTTGGGAAACCGACAGACGTCCAAGTTGGCGCGCAGCGCGCACACCAGAATTTTCAAAGGCAGAGATGATGTTCTCTCTCTACCGTAGCACAGCAACCTATCTCGCAACCAAAACGCGAAACACACGTGTCTTGACTCGTTACTACCTCATTTGTGATGACATCGTGAATTTCATGGTAATGCGTGAATGGTCTAAATCGACGCCCACTGATCTTCGAGACCGTATGTGGCACTTGTGGGGCATGAGTCACCCGTTTAACATTCCAGTCGAATTAGAACTACCACTGATTAAGAATTGTATCGAGGTTGCTATTTTCTTAATTCTGGCGTATACACAGGAAGAACTGATTGATGATCGCGAAGTAATTGTCATTGATGAGGTGGCTCGTTCCACCTGCATTGAGACAGTTGTTGATGTGTATACCCCAAAGTTCCGGTTTAAGGAGCAGTACTCGCATACTGACGAGTCGATGTTAAGGAAACTTGACAACCGGAAGAAGCCATCTCAGGTCAATGTCGTTGACGATGAGACGGCAAAAGCTGAAATTCTACCGCCTTTGGTCAAGGCACTGAGTGTCATGATGCCTGATTTTGAGGAATTATCCACGCTGGAGGGCCTGGATCTTTCTGATGATGATGACGTCATTGATATTGCTGATGATGTGAAGTTGAGTTCGCATCTTCAGACGGGTGTAGTCTCCACCTGCAGTAAAACGCAGATCGACACCTTATCCACAAACAGTACGACACAATCTGATACTGTGTCAGAGAACAACTCAAAACGTACAATTGCCAAAGACACTTTTGTCCGCACCCCTCAACGCTCATTGCAGTCAAGCATTGTTAGCGCTATTGTCGAGAACAACGACAACACCCCGCCGAATGCTGGTGGGGATCAAATCTGACTCCCATCCCTTCGTTCACTTAAGGGATACAGGGTGGATGATGAGGGAATTGGCATTGTATCCACGTCCATTCAAAAGCCTGATGGCCACGTACGTGGCCGTTCTGATTGGACTGACCCAACCGCACGAGATGCTAACCGCCGCATTATCGCAACCCAAATAGGATCAGTGTGCACTACACTGGTCCTGCCGGCTGCTGACCCACGCGACTCACTATCCCAAATAGTTGGAGTTAAAGAACGCGTCCTGCGCAAACCTCCAGATGCAGACCCTGCTTTGCTGAAAGAATTCAAGCAATTTGTCACACATTGGCTGAACAAACATGGGCCAAGTGAACCATTGAAACCCTTTAAAGACAATGGACATTGTCAGGAAATGTGTTTTGATCAATGGTTAGAATTAGCAAAGTATCCGGGTATACGAAAGCAACAACTGAGAGAGGCGTATAATGAGGGGCCACAGCCACACACATGGAACCGTTGCAAGTCCTTTATCAAGCGTGAGTTTTACACTGAGTTCAAAGACCCACGAACGATTAATTCACGCGTTGATAACTACAAGGTTTTTGCCGGGCCTTGGATTTCAGCAATTGAGAAGGACATAACACACAGATGTAAGTCATTTGTGAAGGGAATGACACCACAGGAAAGAGCCGACCACGCCTTTAATCGTGTTAGAGGTGTGGGCAATGTGTTTGTAACCGACTTTAGCA